GAGGCCGGGTACATTTGGAGCATGGTGGACTACAACAGCGAAAATTATAAGTCCATGCGGGACATTCTTTCGGAGACGGCGGAAACCGCAAAGCAGGCAAAGGACGTGGCGGACGGCGCGGCCCAGGCTATCGCGGCCGTTCAGAACACCATTTCCGTGATCCCCTCTCAGTCCGGGAGCCTGACCTACAACAAGGGGCCGCAGAAGCCCAGCTGGAACAACCTCGCGCTGGAGATGATGGATATCACCTATGGCGAGGACCGGGTGGCGGCGGCTGACTTCCAGGGCGAGACGGACGCGGGGACGTACAAAGCCTATGTGACGCCCAAGGAGAAGTACACCTGGGGCGACAAGTCCAAGGATGAGAAGGAAATCCTGTGGACGATCCAGCGGGCTACCATCACCACCGCGCCCAGCGTGAGCGGTTCCCTGAGTTACACCGGGGAGGCGCAGGCCCCCACTTGGCTGGGCTTTGACGCCGAACAGCTGACAAAGGTGGAAACCCCTCAGACTGATGCCGGAACGCACTCCACGTCCTTCACCCCCACCAAGAACTATCAGTGGAGCGGCGGGGACACATCCGCCAGGGAGGTGCAGTGGACGATTAAGAAGGCCGCGAACACCTTCACCATCTCCCCCAGCACAGCCCAGGAGATCCATGTGGGCGATACTGCGGTGATCCAGGTGACGTCCAACAGTGATGCCATCATCACGGCGGAGTCCAGCAATACGGCATATGCCTCCGTGTCTGTAGATGCGGATAAGAAGACCGTGACCATCCGGGGCACCGGCGAGGGTACGGCCATCATCACCATCTCCAGCAAGGGGAGCACCAACTATGCCGACGCCAGCGCCACCCTCAACGTGGCCGTGAGCCGGAAGACGCCCACCCTGTCCGTCAGCCCTTCGGGGAATCAGACGTTGTCCATCGGCGCCAGCAAGCAGATCACCGTGACCACGGACAGCGACGGGGCTGTATCTGTCAGCTCCAGCGCCCCCGGCGTGGCCACCGCTGCGGCCAGCGGAAAGAACGTGACTGTGTCCGGTGCGTCCGCCGGCACTGCGGTGGTTACGATTTCTGTGCAGCAGACGGCGAAGTACAATGCGGCAAGCGCCACCCTGACCTTCACAGTGAGCAAGCCCACGACCGCTAACTCTACCTGGGATGATGTCGGCGCTATTTCTGCTGCGGGGACAGCGGCCAGCTACTTCGCCCCCGGCGACACTAAGCCCATCACCCTCAATGGCACCATCGGGACGCTCACGCTGAACAACCTGGCCATCGATGTCTTCATTTTGGGCATCAACCACAACGCCTCCAAGGAGGGCAGCAACCGCATCCACTGGGCGATTGGCAAAATCAGCGGCGTCCAGGTAGCCCTTTGCGAGACCAACTACAACTCTGGGCAGACGGACGGCAGGAAAGGGTTCAATATGAACCACTGGGGGAATTACAACTATGGTGGCTGGAAGGGCTGTGATCTCCGCTATGACATCCTGGGCAGCACCAATAAGGCCCCCAGCGGCTACGGGAAGGCGGCGGCATCTGGCCGGACAGGATATGACCCGTCCGGCTATGACATCGTGAACAGCCCCGTAGCCAACACCCTGATGGCCGCTTTGCCTGTGGCGCTTCGCAAGGTGATGAAGACCGTAACGAAGTACACAGACAATGTTGCCGGCAGCACCGGAGATACCCAGAGCAATATAACCTCTTCGGTCGACTATCTTTTCTTGCCGGCGGAGTTTGAGGTGTATGGTGGAACCCGAACCTATGCCAATAACTATGAGAGGAATTACCTGGCACAGTACGATTACTTCAAGGCCGGCAATAGCAAGCAGTTGTATAAGCACGACGCTCGGACTACGGCGGTGTGGGCGCCTCTCCGCTCTCCTCATTACTCCAGCGACACTGCCTTCAGTGCGGTGGGCTCCGGCTCCGGCGGCTCCGTCAACAATTACAATGCAAACAACTGCGGGGGGCTGTT